TGTCTCATCTTACCTAATATATCTGGTAAAGCAGTTCTCATTCTAGATAGTATACCATTATCCATAATACCTGTAAGAGATACACCAAGTAATCTTTCTTCTTCTGTATTTGTTTGCCATCTTTTTCTAAGATAACCAAAGTCTGTTAGTGTTGCTTGTATTGTACCTAGTATAGTAGCTACTTCTATTTTACTATGTAGCATATCTTCTGTATCATCTGGTCTTACAACTACTTCTGTAAGATTACAAAACTGATTAGGTCTTAATATAATTTCACTACAAGGATTAGTGCCAAAGTCCCAATCACCATTACGTCTACCATTCTCTCTAGCTTTTTCTTGTGCAGACTTTCTATTAAAGATACCACGTTCTCCAGACTTACTTTCATATAATGCTAACCATTCTTTCATAAAAATACCTGCATCAGGTTTCTCTGTATATGCTACTGAGTTGTTAGCTAATGCTCTTTCTGGATTTGTTTCCCACCATGCACCAGACTTGGCAACTCTTAATCTCTGGTCTGATAAGTTAGACAGAGATATAAGAGCTGACCTACGTACACCACCTACAACCACAACCTCACCAGTCTTACACACAATATCGTGACACTCCATAGAAGATAATTTTCTACCTTTAGCATTTTTAAATTTATCAATAGTAAAATCAAATAGATTTACTAAAGGTTGAGGACCACTTGCTCTACCACCAAATGTTTTTAATCTAGCACCTGCAAGTCTAACTTTACTTATATTTATTTTAGGTATTCTACAAGTATATAAATAAGATACTAAATCTTTAAATGCTCTTGCCCAACCTTCTTTTGAATCATTAACAGAAACAACATCATCTGTTTTCTCAAACTCTCTATCTGGTATAGTAGGTAACTTATCTATGTATTGTCTTTCAACAGAAAAACCTACACCTGTACCATTCATAAGAATATATAATACTTCATCAAAAGCTTTTGGATTATCAATAGGAATATATGAACAATTATATCCTGCTATGTTCTCTCTTTCTAATGCAGCACCTGCTGTCATTAATGCTCTCATAGAAGGCATAACAGATAACCCTATAATATTATCTTCTATTCTTCTCCAAATTTCACTATCTATTTCTATACCTAAATTTTTCTTTAAATGTATTTGTGAAAAATTAGTAAATCTAGTTACTGTTTCTATCCATGTTTCTCTTCTAATTTCATCTGGTAACCAACGTGCATATCTAGATGCATGAATAAACGTCTGATATTCTGTTGGTAAATAGTTATTTCCCATTGATAACCCCCTTTAATTCTCCTAAAATATTATTTAAATTTTTAGTATGTATTATTTTTATAGATTCTTTAAATAAATTTAAAGCTTTTGTTTCTTCTAGTTGATACCACTCACTTTCTTTTGTTACTGATGTTCCTGTATTATTAAATATTTTAATTAACTCACGTTCCATATTGTGAAAATCATCTACAACATATGCATTTAAAAATTTAAATAATAATCCTATAGACTGAGATTTATGAGATTGTATTCTATTTTTTAAATTAGTTGTTTTTCCTATCTTAATAAGACCTTCTCTACTTATTATATATAACCAACCTTTTTTAATATCTAACCCTTTTGTACTTTTTAAATCTACATTTTCTTTTTGTAAATTTATAATTTGTTGCTCATATAACTTATTATTTTCTATTAAAGATTTAATTCTTTCTGATTCAGTAGTTTTAAATTTTTCAATTTTTTCTAAAGCTTTTAAAGCACTATTAGAATGACCATTTCTTTTACATGCTTCATATTGATATATATATTCGTCTACAATACTAAAATTAATACTTTTATTTTTATTTTTATCTTCAATATTGTTAATTCTATTCATAACTTCTGATACCTTTAACAATCTATAACCTTGATTATATGCAGACTTTTGTGAATATCCTGCTTCACGTGCAGATTGTGCAGCATTATGACTAACTGCATAATGTTGACAAAATGTTTCTTGTTTTTCGTTTAAATTATTCTCTACCATAATCTTTCTCCAATATTAATTCACAATAATGTATTACTTTCTCAATGTCTCTTGCACCTTCACCTTTTCTTCTATGTCTAGTAATATATTTTACTACATTACCCTCAAGAAAAGTAAGGTTATTTTCTACAATATAGTCAACAGGTTGTATCTTACATGTTTTGTAATGGTCACCACCTACCTGTCTATCTGTAGCAATCTTAGCTTCTTTCTCTAAGTTTATTTTCTTAAAATCTTTTTTCTCTTTTACTGTATCTGCTATAGCCTTATCCATTAATCCCATAATTCTCTCCTATAATTTAGTTAAAAAGTATGCTATTAAAACAATAAACATACCCAATAATATTCCTGTAATAAAACATGTTAATAAATTAAAATCCATATTATAACATCTTTTTTATTCTTTGTCTAACATATTTTAAGTCTGGTGAATGAATAACTTTGTATGCAAAACTTCTTGTATATGAAGGACTTAATCCTGCATGGTCACATATCTGCTCAAAGTTATCACACGTAACACCAACACTACAAAAGAACCATGCTATTGCTCTATCTTTATTTACTTTACTTTTACTATTAGTTGCGTCTAATAATGCTTGTAAGATAACAGATAAAAATAAACCACGTTCAGGTGCTTCATGTTTCTTGTGTTCTACATCTATAAATATATCAATTTTCTTTTTCATCATTTACTATTGTATGTAACATCTCTATTGCATCTTTTGCTTCAGATGCTTTATGTACTAATTCAATAACATCTTCTACAATCTTAGGGTGTTCACCTACACCCACAGGATTGTTAATATGTATTTTAATATTTGCTAATGCTTTATCTCTCTCTGCTGTATAGTGAGACATAACTGCTTCTAATATATATGCTTTTGCTACCATTTTATTTCCTTTACCAATCTATTATTTCTTGAACTCTAGGTTCTTTATAAACTTGTGTAAGATATGTTGTACCCCTTTCATACTTAAATGCACGAAGTCCTTTACCATTGTTAACATCAGACCAACACTCTCTTTTATGAGGACAAAAAACACACCCAATAGCAAGCTTCCTATTCCCACTACTACCTTCAGGAATATCACTATAACATCTATCAGGAACTGTTTTACTTTCCAATACATTTTTAAGATACTTAACTCTTTCTTTTGCATCTATCATCTCCAAATCATGTACTCTTGTTAAGGCAAGATTGCCATGCTGTTTATCTATAGCTAAGAAGTATGCTTCTTTAACATTATTACCTGCAGAGTATGCAGATATTTGTGCTATGTATCCAAAAGGGTCATCATTAACTAAGTTATTATTAGCAAACTTTTTAAATGAGTAACCACTAGCACTCTTACAATCTACTAACTCACCATCTATCTTACAATCTTGATGTCCTTTAATACCTTCTACATCTACTTGTTTTTGTTCTTCTGTAACTGTATGACCAGATGCTCTAGACAATAGTATAAGTAAGTCCTCAAGTATATGACCATACAAAAATTTAATTCTAGTAGATGAAGATATAGGTCTTGCTTCTGAACTAGAATGTTTATCATACCATAACTGTCTAGTAGGTTTACCTATAGAAGATAAAGATAATCTTCTTTGTTTTCTAGGTTGTTCATTTAAAACAGTTTTAATATTATTAGTTACGTTCTTTGTAAATTCTTTTAGATGTTTATCTAATTCTTTTTCGTCTATAGTATTTGTAACCATAGGGTCAAATAAATTATATATATCTTCTACTAATGTATCTATTGTTTTCATATCTAATATATGGGGAGACCAAGCTGATTACTGTATGTTGGTTTTAGCCAGAACTCCCCATACCCTTTCTAAGTTAGAGATTAACTAGCAAAAGAAACTTCTTCGTCAGCTTCTTTAGATACGAAACCATCTTCAACTACACCAAATGCTTCATCAGCATCTGCATCAGTATTGTATGGTACTAAGTTGGTTACTTGTATTGCTCTTAAGTCAGCAGATACACCAGACTTACCACCAAACTCCCACTCATATGTAGAGTATAATACATTAACTTCAGAACCATTACCAATTAATGTACCAATCATTGCTCTCTTCTGAGCATCTACAACTTCAGGAGCTTTGTTCAAGTTACCATCTTTTCTTCTCACCTTTCTTTTGATAGTAACAAAGTCACCTCTATCATCATTCTTATTCTTCACAGAGATTCCATCACCTAAAGCAATCTTCTTATTCTTCTCGTCAAGATTACCAACATCAATAGTCCACACACCATCTGAATCAAATGTTGTATTTGGACTTGTTATACTTGCCCAATGGGCATTACCTTTTATTACACTCATATTATTATCCTTTATTGTTGTTAAAATAGAATTATCACATATTCTAGTAGAAAAGTCAAGACTTTTTTTCCAATTAAATGTACTTTTTAATTGTAATACTTTTGACATTTCTATTCTAGAAATTAAGTCTTTTTTGTTTTGGTAACTCCTACCCCAAACTTTATAGTTTGCTTCACGAAAATATTTAACTTTATCAGTTAAGTCTACAACTTCATGACACAACTCTCTTAACTCTTCAGAGTTAGCAAAAACATATTCATCTTCCTGTTCAAAAACAAAGTAATCACATTTGCCATATAACCAACCTGGATTACCCATAGTATTCTTGAACTCCACTACAGTCCATAAGTCATCAAAACCTTTTGACTTATCTGTTCCTGTTCTTCTTGCTTTTATATCTACTGTAAATGTTTCATCTCCTTTCATTAAAATTAAATCAATATGGTCAGACATGTTCTGAGAATCAGAAGCAACCTTAACTTCATATCCTAATTTAATTGCTTCATCTATAAATAAATTCTCTGTTCTTATACCACGTTTAATATAATCTTTGTGGTCATGTCTTCCTTTAAACTCTTTAACTGTTACCATTACTCTTCTCCAAATATTGTACTGCTCTTTTTAAAAAATCTATGTTATCATCAAACCAACCTAAAGCTGAATTACATTTATTACATAACCAACCTCTAGCTTCTCCTGTATCATGGTCATGGTCTAAACACCATTGATTATTCCTTTGATTGTTTTCTTCAGCACTTGTCAAACAAATAGGACATCTATAATCTTTAGGTGGAGGAGGAGTAACTAATCTTAATTGTCTTGTTTGTCTATTCCTCTCATTAGCACACGATTTACAAACTCTTTCAGTAGAAGGTAATCCTGTAGTCTTTTGATTATGACCATAACTTTGAAAGGCATCTAATGGTTTAGTCTTCTTACACTTAACACATGTCTTTAATGGTTTGCTTGTGTCAATAGATTCACAATCATTAAACAATTCTTTTTGTACTAATGTGTTTCTGCCCATGTCTTACCCTCCTTCCACTCACTATCTAATGGACATTTCATTTTTAATTGATGCTCTGTGTCCTTCATTGCATCTTTGGTAATACTACCAAATCTTTTTACATCTTTCTTTGCAACTTCATATTGGTATTCATCATGTATAGAAGCAACTAACTTAGCATCAACACCTGTTTGCACTATTCTTTTATTCATGTTTATTAACCACAACTTACATACAACAGCACCTGCACCTTGCAATAAAGTATTCAATGCACTATGTGGAGAACGTACATATAATAATCTACCATCAATACCTTTTATCTTACCTCTCTTAGCTGTTTCAGTTACACTATCCCTAACTCTTTTAAGAGCAGGCATATTAGAAAGAAACCTATCAATTAGTATCTGTCCTTCTTTAGCACCTTTACCTACTATTTTACCTATTTTAGATGCACCTGCACCATACATAAATGCATAGATAAATGTCTTTGCTTGGTCTCTATCTGTTAATCCTGCCATTTTCATATTAGCAGTATGTATATCTCCATTCAAAACTTCTTCAGTAAAATTAGTATCATTCATTAAGTGTGCTAAACAACGTAACTCTAATCCACTAGCATCTGTACCTACAATGGAATGAGTATAGGGATTGTCAACAGTCCAACATTCCCTACACTCTTTACCATATGGAGAACGAACAGCAGGAATCTGTGCCATGTTAGGACTGTTATGTGCCATACGACCTGTCACAGTACGTAATGTCATAACTCTACCATGTACTCTTCCATCTTTATCATCACACGATTCAATCCAAGATTTAATCTGTGCAATTCTTTTTTGTAATAGTAAATACCTAGCAAACTTCTTTGCTTCTTCTAGATTTATACTATCTAAAACTTCTTCATTAACAATTACATTGCCTTTATCAGTATGCTTCTTAGGTTTCCAACCTAACTCCTGTAATCTATCAGCTATTTGTTGTCGTGAACCTATATTAAAAGGTATATATTTTGTTTTTGTTTTTAAATCTTTTCTTGTAGGGTCAAAGTGTATCTTACCCCACTTCTCTAATGCACTTGCTTCATCTCTTAATGTATTATATAAAGACATAGCTTTACGAACATCTAATGCAAAACCATTTCTCTCTTGTTGGTCAATGATAACTCTGACTTGATGTTCTAAATCAATAGAAGACCTAGAAAAACCTTTGCCTTCTTTCTTTAAATGCTCGTATAATTTGTGTGTTATATCTACATCTTGCATACAATACTTTTGTAACTCAAAAGAATAATTAGCAAATGATTTTATATCACCTTTAGGAAAATTAAATCTATCACCCCATGCTTTTAATCCATGACCACCATCACGTAATGGATTAAATAGTTGTGATAATATTAATGTATCTAATACTTGTGAAGGTTTAATATTTGTACCTAGTAATCTATTTAATACAGGAGCATCAAATGATAAACCATTATGCATAATATATTGGTCAATATCTTTAGACCAATTCTTAAATACATGCATATTACTTGGGTCAAATACTGTAGATACATTTGTCTCAATATCTTTAGCAACAATGCAGTTTACTACTGTAGCATTTATCTGGTCTGTTTCTATATCAAGTACAACTTTCACAATCTTCTTCCTCCTTTCCACACCAATTACAAGGTTCACCTTTACCTACTTCCATCATACTTTTTTCTGTATTACAATAGTGTTCCCACATATCTGGTGAAAATAAATCTTGTTGTATATTAGTATCATCATCATTAGGAAAAGTATGATATACATATACATGAGTATCACATTTAGGACAACTTAAATTACT